TGTAAGAGTAGTGGCTGTTGGTACAGATGTAACCATAAATTTTTTATCATTAAAATCAGATGCACCAAAGTTAGAACCTGTGATTGTAGAAAAACTATCTAACAGTATAATATCAGACGCTGAAATGTTGTGATCAGAACTAAATGTTATTGTAACAATAGCGGAACCATTTGTAGTGGTAAATGCACTTGTTAATGTAGTTGTAGTTTTAATGGGATGTATGTCATAATATGCACCTCCAGAGTATGCATATAAAATTCTATTTGTACCAATAATTGCATATTTTCTAGCAGAACTATTTACAAAGTGATGAAGACCACGACCTGCGCCGGTAAGATTATCTGATCCTAATTGTGACCAGCCACCTATTTTTTCAGGTGTGCCGTATCTAAAACGAACATTATCACAATCTATCCATTGTCCTTCAGCGGTTGTAGCTGTGATTTGTTTATTGATGCCTGGTTGAAATCCTATTTTCTGTAACATAAAAAACCTGTTTTTTATGTTCTATATCAGTTTTTATACAGAATCAATATTTATAAGACTATGAAAGTACAGGCCATTCACCTAATGGTCTAGTATAAACAGGCTCTTCTTCTGTCCCTGTATTTGTATAAGTGTATAAAGCTTCCATTGCGGCTGCATCTGCTGCACCATCAATAGCTGTTTCCATTTCACCTGACTTAGTTCTTACGGCTGCTCTGTAAGTAGATACATTGGATGGAATTGTAGACTCAGAATCTTCTGCTTTTCTTATTATATACCAATCACTTGGTGATAATAAATTTTTAGCTTGAACTTTTACTTCATCTTTAAATAAAGATTTTAAACCTTTAGCTTTAACATCACCTACAGATGCACTAGAAGGCATTACACCATCATCAGAATCTTGTTGTGTCCACAAAGCATCCTCTACATCTTTACCTGTTGCTGTTGCATAGCTTGCGGTTACTGTATTGTTTGCAAATACAATAGACTCTGCACCATTCCAGTAATATCTAGTATCTTTTAAATTAGAGTTATCATAAACAACTTCATAAACTCCTTGAGCTTCTCTTTCAGCTACAGTTGAATTAACAGCTATACCAAAAACTCCAAGACTTGAGTTCATTTTTACTACCTGATTATTTTCTACTTTTGCGTACATATTGGTCTCCTTTTATTATATTTTTAATTTAATGTCCATAGCTATTTATCCAGCCGTTGCCGGTATTCCAGTGCCAGAATCATTAGCTGCAAATGGTTCTTCTGCAAATGCCATGTAGATAAATGTGTTACTTGCATTAACAGATGTACTAATCCTACATTTTACCCCATTACTTAAAAAATCCATTTTATCTCCAGTACCTTCACCACCATCAGTATTAGCTTTTAATTCATCATCAATTACATTTCTTCCTGGTCTTTCATTATCAAACATTCTCCAATCATCTGTGGTACTAGTTGTTTTTACCATAAAAAATGCTGGTTTAAAACCTGTGTAAATAAATGTTCCATTTGCATCTGCATTTCCTAGGTAGCTTCCAAATTTTGAGTAACCTTGTTTTTCTGCAAAGCAGTAGGCAATCATATTATCACTTGAACCATTAGTTCCATTATAAGTTCCTACAGAAAATACAGAACTTGTAGGTGTTGTATCATTCCAATAAAAAGAACCTGTATCTGGTGCATTAGTTGCATCTAAAAACAGGGCTTTTGTATTTCCTACTGTACTATTATAAACCTGCCAATTAATTGCATCTGTTCTGTTTTTTACAATAATCATTTTAGGAGTTGCTCCTAGTCCATGACCTATTGTTGCATTCGCACCACTTCCTGTCCAAGATACAATACTAAATCCAGCAGTAGTATTGGCAGAAACTGTTGAGCTTATGCTTCCATCTGAATTTGCTGCAGTTCCATTAGCACCTAACCAGTTCCATGAAACGTTACTATAACCTGAAATGTTAACACCGTCGCCTGTAGTGTCAGCACCTAAACTAAACCCATCACTATCAAAAGCTGTTAATGTATCTGCACCTGTATTTTCTGCACCAGTTGAATTAGTTCTTAATCTTTTTGTAGCCCCTCGAACTGCATCAAATAAATTGTGTCCACCGGTGCCTCCTCTATATTTAATCCATGTCCAATCAGGTTGAAATCCAACTCCAGTGATAGATTGTGTACTACCATTACCTGTATAAAGTTTAGTATTAAAATGATCTGATGGTTTTGTAATTGAACTAAAGGCCATAATTTTTATCCATAAGTGTTTAAGTTAGCTGTACATAAACTATAATAACCCGAAGGTACAGCATATTCGAAGTTTCCATATCCATTAGCATCACTGTTTCCTGATGATATTGTAAAAGACTCTGCTCCACCAAAATTCCAAGAAGTGCTACCTGAATTATAATCAGATGCAACAGGCATAAATTGTTGTGTAGTTGTTAAATCTGCAATTTTTCCTGTTTTACTTGCACCACTTGTAGGATCTCCAGAGTTAAGCCATGTTCCATTTTCTCCAACATATATTGCACCATTTTCCATATCTAAAGCAAACATAAATATATCTCCATTAGATGGTGAGGTTATAGAAACATTACCATCTGGAGAATATATAACAGAAGAAGTAAATTGAACATAAACATCAGAAGAACCTGGAGCTAAATTTGATCCACCAGAACCCCCGTCCATATTTCCAGGATTTAAGCTAGCAAAATCAAATAAAACCCCTAACTTTGGATAACCTGAACTACTCGTTCCTGTTATTTTAACTTCAAAATACCATTTGCCAGAAAAAGCTATTGGATAGCAAGCACAAACATTACCAGCATCTGCACCTGTATTTCCTGTAGACACTAAATTTCCTTGACTTAAAGTTATTTTGCTTCCTTTTAAAAGCGGAGATAGTGTATTAAAAGTATTAGTAGGAAGATCAGTAGATTGATCTACACTTGTTAAATTATTTACAGTAAAGTTATTTCCGTTAGGTGATAAATCTTTTCCTAAATTAGAGCTATCTGAATAATCTAAAAAGTACCCAGTATTTCCAAAAGATGTTATTTGATTTCCGATTGGTATTGGAGTCCAAATACCTGTAGTTGAATTAAATTCTCCAAATGATGTTGGATCTAGTGCTGAATTATTTACATAAACAGATTCAGCTAAATATCCATCAAAAAATGCGGCACTATCTCCTCTTTTACCAATAAAATTTGTATAAGTTCCATCAACTTCATTCATTAAATCTTGATTTAAACTAGGATATGTTTCTGTACTAAATGCTGTTTCTTGAACTCCATTAATATAAATTTTTACTCTATCAGATGCTGTAGATTGTGTGGTATCAAATGCGACAACTACATGGTACCAAGCTGATGTATCTCTAAATTTTCTTGATGTTCTCAAATCAATAGTAGAAGATGCACCACCTCTATTGTGAACTCTTAGTGAGTCAACACTTGTAAATCTAATTTCTATCATATTATCTGTGCTGTAATAGTTAGAATAAAAATCTTGGTCGGTAGATCCTAAATCTGTTCTTTTAACCCAACAAGAAACAGTAAAAACTCTTCTACTTCCGATTGGTGTTGGTGCTGTTCTTGATAAAAAATCAGAACTCCCATCATTAAATCTTACTGTGTTAGTTCCATTTATAGCTGCCGTTGGCCATGTTCCCTCTTTAGTAAAGTTTAAAGCATCAGCAAGTCGCCACACACCTTTTGCAACACCAAACCTGCCACCTGTGTGTGTATTTGCTGGTCCAATAATTCCTCCGTTCTTTACTGCCATATTACCTCGCTGTTGTGGGCAACTTAACCCCACTTGTTACAAATGGATTTTCTGCAAATGCCATGTAGATGTATGTATCTCCGTTTGTTGATAAAGCACTTGTTACTCTACGCAACTTAAAACCATTAGAAAGTATATCTAAATCATCATCTGTTTGATCGGCATTATTTAAATTTGCTCTTTGCATATCGTTATCTACATTGTAACCAAGACGCTTATTATCATATATATGCCAATTAGTTGAACTACTTGTCTTATTTTTTATAAGCAAAAATGCTGGTTTAAATCCTGTAAAAATAAATGTTCCATCTGCATTTCCATTTCCTATGTAGCTTCCCATTTTTGAGTAGCCTTGTTTTTCTGCAAAGCAGTAGGCAATCATATTATTCCCAGAACCATTATATAAACTTGATGAACCAAGACTAAATACTGATGATGTTGGTGCAGTATTATTATATCTCAATGCAGATGTACCACTTACTGCACCAGTATCAGCCCAAAATAAAGATACTTGTTCTGCATTTGTTAAATCTTCATGATACATAGGCCATTCGCCTGACGCTGATCTATTTTTAATTATAAAAACTTGTGGTGCTGCACCTAATCCATGACCAACTGTAGCATTTGCACCTGTTCCTGTATAAGACACAATACTAAATCCAGCAGTAGTTGATGCTGAGACTGTAGAGGTTATGCTTCCATCTGTGTTTGATGCAGTTGAACCTGATGCTTTCCAACACCAACCAACAAATGTATCACTACTAGAATTACAGTCACTTGATGTTCCTAATGAAAAACCATCAGAATCAAAAGAAGTAATTAGTTGAGCATCTGTTCCTTCAGCATCGCTTGAATTTGATTTTAATTGTTTTGAACCACCTCTAACAGAATCTAATACAGCATGATTTCTTGCAGAATTTCTTCTCTTTATCCAAACCCAATCAGGTTGCATATCTGAATTACCATCTAAAGTAATACTTCTAGCACTTCCATTTCCTGTCCAAAGAGCAGTTTGAAAATATGCTGATGGGTCATCTATAGTTGTATAAGCCATTATCCATACTCCGCTAAATTTTTAGAGTTGAGTGCATAATATCCTGTTGGTACAGAATATTCAAAGTTTCCATAGCCATTAGCATCACTATTTCCTGATGAGATACTAAATGATGGAGAGCCAAAATTATTTACTATTGTTCCACCATAAACTCCAGATGTATCTGAAACTGCAAAAAAATAATTTCCTGTGGTTAAACTTGATGGCGCTGTTATAGAAATAGCACCTGTTCCTGTTGAACCTGATGTTGGATCTCCGCTATTCTGCCATGTACCATTTTTAGAAAAATATAATTTATTATTATCTAAATCTAATGCTATTCCAATAATATCATTTACTGTCCAACTATCTCCATAAGATGAAGTAACATCATTATTATAAGAATTACCACCATCTGAATAATAACCATACGAAGTTGATTCTGTATTAGAACCAACATATCCAGCATCAGATCCAATAGGTGCTGCTTCTCTTAACTTAGCTGGATTACCTGATATACCTATCATCATTCTATCTGCACCAGCTACTTGAACTGTGTATTTCATTTCCATATACCATTTACCTGTTGAAACACCTATTGAAGAAAAAGCACCAAATTGTGCTGATGCGTTCATAGCAACTGAAAGATTTCCTTCTGCCATTGTTACACCGCTTCCAATATATAAACCATTCATTGTTGAGTAATTGTTTGTGCAAGTATCTGTTGATTGATCTACACTTGTTAAATTATTTACAGTAAAGTTATTTCCATTTCCTGATACGTCTGCACCTAGACTAC